GCGTGGCAACCGTCGCCCGCCAGCCCGCGTTGGCGCGGGTGGTCACGTCGGCCTCACCTGCCTCCAGGTTGAGCGTCACGTCCTTGGCGTTGCCCAGGACTGTCCACGCGCCGCCGCCGGCCTGGCCGCCGACCTTGAACTTGAGTGCCGCATCCATACCGAGTTTGATGGCCATCGTTGAAGTCCTTTCACTCGGCGCTGTGGCCGACCACGAACATGCTCTCCCCAGCCTTGCTCTTGACCTTGATCTTCGAGAGGTCCACGCGCTCGAAGTAGTACTGCGTGCCCGGCGCGACCGGGATCTCTTTGCCGTCGGTGCCCTCGAGCGTGGCGTCCTGGCTGTTGGTGTGCGCCGCCGTCAGTGTGAACGTGGCGATCACCGAAGTGCCGTACATGGGCGCATACACACTGTCGAGATCAACCTTGAGCGTGATCAAGTTCCGCACAGCTACCTCCGCACCCGGTACGTGACAGTCAGAACACTCGTGAACACGCGGTGCTGCTCCAGCGACTCGGTGGACACAACCGGTTCGTGGGCGATTCCCAACCACGCCGCGTCGGGCGCATCGGGCAGGCGCTTGAGACGAACGTGATCCGCGATCGCCTCGACGAGGTCGAGCAGCGAGTCGATCTCCACAGCGTCCCCCTCCGCCGACAACTTCTTCTGCACACCCACATCAATCACGAACTCGAACGTGCTGCTGTCGCGGCTTGCGGCCGAGATCGCGGTCGTGCGAGGCACCACCGAAACGCGCAGGTCCTTGAGATCCTCCAGGGTGAACGCGGGCTGGAACAGCCGCTGGGCGCTCACCGGCTGGTTGAAGGTGCCTGCGTTAATGTGCGCGGCCAGGGCATCGGCAATGGAGACGATGGTGCTCAGGGGGTACCCCCCCTCGCCGCCGCGAACCCCGCAACCTTGCCTTCCAGATACGAGACGCGGCGTTCCATCGCCTGGTACTCGGTGCGGATGGAACGGGCCTCGCCGATGAACTCGTCCATCCGCTTTTCCAGCTGCTGGAGCTTGGTGGTCACCACGCCCCACTGGATGGTCATCGCGCCCGTGGCGAGAATGATGGTGACGAGCACGCCGGCCCAGCGGGCCTTCGTTCCATTGGTTCCGTTGGTTCCGTTGCCTTCTGACATCACGACTCCGTGCCGATGTACTTGGTGTGAATCCGCAGAGCCCTTCGATACGGGTCGCTGTACCGGAAGGGCGGCTGCCCACCCGGCGCATTGACCTCGTACACGAACACACTTCCCCCAACGGTCCCGACCGCCTCACGCACCTGGTCCCCGGCTCGCGGGAGGATCAGGCCAGCGCCCACATTTAGGTCCTCTGTCCGCACGAGGAAGTCCCGCGACTCCACCCGGTGGATCAGACCCGAGTCATCCGCCTGCTCGAACTCGGTCTTGCCGATGGTGGCCTGGACTTCTTTTTCGTCCGTGCCGCGCCGATAGACCACGCTGCGCGTCATGTGCTGGTGGCGCTGCGATTCGAGGAAGGCTGCGCCGCGATCGAGCATGTCGCCCACGGCGAACTCCTTATTGCTGCATACGGACGCGGACAATGGTGTCGGCATCGACGGTGGTCTTCACCGCCTTGCCGATCAACTTGTTCGCGCCGGCGGCCGCGCTCTTGGTGGCGTTCTGGGCAGCCGCATCCCAGTACGTGAGCGTACCCGCGGGGATGGCGCTGCCGGCCCCGACCGCCTTGTTGAAATCGAACACGCCGGTGACGGCGAGCGACCCGAGCTGACCCGACTTGATCGGTGCCTGCGTGACGGCGACGAGATCGGCCTGCACCACCACAGCGCCGACGAGCACGTCGGCACCCGGGGTGTAGTCGATCGATCCGCCATCCTGAACGAACTTTGCTGGACCTGAAGCCATGCTTGATCTCCTTTGTTAGCTGATCACGTTGATCACGGTTCGCCGCCGATGCCGCCGACCCCGCCACCAACCTCGACACCGCCGCCAGTGCTGCCGCCGGTGCCTTCGCCCCCTCAGACTTCGCCCTTGCTCTTGACGCCGCCGCGCGGGTCCTGCAGGTTGACGCCGAAGTCGTGGTACCCACGCATCCGAATGCCGAGCATGTTGAAGTCCGCGTCGGAAGTCTCGACCGTGGGTGCTTCTTGCCCGTTCAGGAACGCCATCTCGATGACGGGCAGGTCGCTGGGGTCAGCAAGGAGGTACCACGCCTTGGCCGAGTTGCCGGTGTAGAGGGTGTTGGCCAGGTAGCGGCTGACCTCAATGCGGAACTTGCCCTGGTGCGGGTTGGCAACCGGGAACTTGGTGTTCACCGTGGTGTCCCGTAGTTCGACACTCTTGTAGAGCTGCGTGCCCATCGCCGAGAGCGCCGTCGGCACCAGCATGATCGACGGCATCACGCCCGTGGGCTTGCCGTCGGTGTCCACGAGGTCCATGAACGTCTGCTCGCCCTTGGTCAGCCCGTCGATGCCCAGCGCGGTGTCCGCGCCCGAGATGAAGTTCTTGTTGCCGACACTGAAGAACGCCGCGTTGTTCATGAACGCCGTCCAGAAGACGTCGTTGATCTTGAGGCCCGAGCCGCGACCGAGCTTGCGGGGGACCGTGGTGATCGCGCCCAGATCGTCGTTTATAATGTCGCGGCGGTCGATCGTGAGCATCAGGCCGTAGGTGTCGGCCTTGTTGGTGTAGGTCTCCTCGCCCAGCGTGCCCTGCTTGAGCTCGCCGCCGGGGGCGACGATCTCGTACTGGTCCTTGCCGACCAAGCGGTAGCTCGTGACGGTCTTAAAGTCGCTAACGTTGCGGACGGCGCAGATGCTCCGCCAGACACGCTCGACGCTGAAGAAGCCTTCAAGGAGGAACTTGTTGGCGACGTTGGAGAGGATGCCGCCGACGTCGATGGTGGCCATGCCGGCCTCGATGCCGCGACCGAACGCGGCCTCGAGCACACGGCGGCTGTCGCGGAAGGTGCGACCCGTGTAGCCGTTGGCGATCGCGGCTTCGAAGAGGAGTTCCTGAAGACCAAGCCCGCCCTGGAAGCGCTTCGCTGCGATCTCGATTGCCTGCGCTGAGCACGTCTTCTCGATGCCTTCGAGCTTGGCGCTCTGGAAGCAGGCGGCTTCGAGCACCTCGCTGGTGACGCTGGTATCGGGGGCGTGGATGGCCGGAGCCTTGGGGCGACTGGCGCGGAGGACCTCAAGCTCGGTGCGCGTGGCGTCCCAGCGATCGCGGATCGCCTGGGCCTCGATCTCACCGTGCTTGCCGCCGCAAACCTTGCGGACGGCGGAGATGCGGCTGGTCTCGGCCAGCGCATCGGCTCGGACCTGCTCGGCGGTGGGCTCGGCGGCGGTGATGGGGGTAGGGGTGGGTTTGGAAGTCGTGGGGTCGTCGGCCATGACGCTGGGCTCCTTGTTCTGATGCGCGGCGATGCTCGCGCTGGTGCGACCGTCTGCGCCGAGATCGACAAAGCTGATCTCGCCGAGCGTGGCCTTGCGGACGACGTTCACCGGGCCGGTGAGTTCCTGGCCGTTGACCGTCGCCTTCTGGTTGTCCTTGATGAACTCGAACTCCTCGACGCTCGCGCCGACGGAAGCCTGCCACGGGAAGCCGTTACGTGAGGACGCGACGACCTCCTTGGCGGCCTGGGTATCGCGGGAGATCACACCCGTTGCGACGAGTTGCCCGGCTTCGACACGGATCGCGTCCGTGTGACCGACACCCGAGAGCGGGTCGTGCCCGAAACGGATGGGTCGAGCCTGTGAGGGGACCGCGAGCCCGGCGAGGTCGATCACGACAGGGTGACGCCAGCCCGCGACGCGCATGGCGCTGCCGGTGTAGGCGACCATCTTGAAGCGGGGCAGGGGCGCGGTCTGGCCATCCGCTGCGGCGGCGATGGTGATGTCGGCAATCGCGATGAGCGTGAGGGCCGGGATGGTCTTGGTCTTGTCAGCGGTGACTGGCACTGGCGGTCTCCTCATCGAGTACTTCAGCGGGGTCTTCGGCAGGTGCATTCGCGGCTGGTGCAGCGGTCTGCGCCGTTGCAAGTGCCAGGCCGAGTGCGTTCATGAGCGTGAGTTCTTTGGCGCGCTGGCGGAGCTCCTGCTCCCAATCGCGCCCCTGCCGTGCGAACTCGGCGGCGAGCGTGGTCGTGTGGTTGGCCAGACGGGTGGCCTGTGCGTTGGCCTCTTTGGCGGGATCGACGTGCTCGACGCCATCCCAGAACCATGCGTGTTCGGGCAGAGTGGCGGCGAGCGTCCGCATGGACTGTGGGAGCAAACCTTCGACGAGCACGGCCTCGTTGAGCCACGCCTTCAGAATGCGATCGAGCACGGCGAGTTGCAGATGGTGCTGCTCGACGCGGATGCTCTTGTAGTACACCTGGTGGTCGAGGCGACCGCTGGCATAGTTGTACCCCGAGGAGTTCCCCGCCGCGACGTTGAACGGCATGTTCAGGCAGCGGGCGATCTCGTTGAGGATCTCTCGCTTGAACTCGCCAAACGTGGTCGTCGGCTGCTCCGCATGGACCTGGCCGAGTTTCCATCCGCCGGGAAGTACGGTGGCGAGACGCTGTTCGAGTTCGACTTCGTCCATCGGCTCAAGAGGATCGGCCTCCCCGTTGGCGGGACTGTCGGTGTAGATGACGGCGGCGAAGTTGGCGGCGGTCTCGGCGGCGGCGATCGTCGCCAGCGTGTAACGGCGGAGCTGC